TAAAATAGTTGGTGACGTTGAATCAACATTTGTAATTAGAGAAGACCGTCCATTCTTAGAACGTGTAGATCCTTTCGATATGTATGTTGATATGGATGCATCTGATATGAATGATATTCGTTGGATTGCACAACGTACACGACGCACATTAAAAGATGTTAGAAATGATGACCGTTACGATGCCGCCGCAAGAAAAGAAGTAGGTCCAAGCACGCAACAAAAGTATGGTGACCTTCTTGTAAACAATACATATGCAACATCTAATACAAGTCCCGATGAAGTATATTGCGACATATTTGAATACTACAACATTGATACTGGTGAGATGTGCATCTTTGCTGATAGTGGAGACAAGTTCCTAGTTAAACCAACTAAGATGCCATATACATTTGGCCATCCATTTATCATGATACGCAACTATGAGATTCCTGGTTTGTTCTACCCAATGGGTGAGCTCGAGGCTATCGAACCATTGCAGTATGAATTGAATGAAACTCGTACACAGATGATGAACCACAGAAAGCGTTACAGCCGTAAGTGGTTGTTCCAGGAAAATGCCTTTGATGATTTTGGTCGTCAAGCCTTGGCATCAGATGATGACAACGTTGTAGTTCCAGTTAAAGGTAATGAGAACTTAAATAATGTTGTTGTCCCAATGCCGGCGTTAATTAACCCACCAGAATTTTATAATCAGTCAGCTTTAATTCAAGGTGACATTGACAGAGTTTCTGGTGTATCTGAGTACCAGCGTGGCGTTATTCCTGAGACTACTCGTACTGCCCGCGAAGCATCAATCATTGCTGAAGCTGGTAATGCTAGAGTTGCAGAAAAGCTAGTTAACATTGAAAACTCAATAGCAGCCTGTGCCGCAAACTTAATTATGCTAGCCCAACAGTTTTTAACTGGAGAGCAAACTATAAGAATAGTTGGTACTGAAGCTGCACCTGTATGGTTGACCTTTGATAAAGATTACATCTCTGGTGAGTTTGACTTTACAGTTGAGGCTGGATCTACAGCCCCAAGAAATGAAGCTTTCCGTAGAGATATGGCACTGCAGGTAGTTGCCGCAATGCAACCATTTGCCCAAGCAGGACTTGTAAATCTACCAAAGCTAGCTGAATATGTACTATCAACTGGATTTGGTATAAAGAATCCAGGTACATTTTTACAATCACCACCATCACCACCTGGTCCAGAGGGCATGACTCCAGACCAAGCAGCCTTAGCAGGACAGGGATTGCCACCTGGCATGACTCCAGATGAGATGGCTGCTATGCAGTCTGAACAAGCACCTGAGGGTTTACCACCTGAATTAATGGCTGCTTTAATGGGTGGAGGAGTTCCAGCCCAAGGTGCAGCGGTACCCCCAGCAGCTGGTTTACCACCTGAATTAGCTGGTTTGCCACCAGAATTATTGGCAGCATTACTGGGTGGCGCGCAATAAGTAAAAGAAATAGGTAAAATTTTTTACGGTATATAGGAACAACCGAGCAGAAGGATGAGGATTCCAAATGAGTAATGAAGATATAAATAATGCTAGTGCTAGTACTGAAGTAATTGACCCCATTATCGAGGATGGACAAGTTGATGAAACAGGTGAAGCTCAAGCAGAAACTCCTGTAGAGGAGCAAGAACTCTTTGACTATACAGAGATTGCTGACAAGGTCATCAAGCTCCAAGTAGACGGCGAAGAAGTTGTCGTTCCAGTAAAGGAGGCTCTAGCTGGGTACCAGCGTCAGGCGGATTATACCCGTAAGACACAGGAACTTAGCGAGCAAAGAAAGCAAGTTGAATTTGCTGCAGCTCTTGCAAAATCATTGCAGGAAGACCCAGCAAGCACCTTGCTTGCTTTACAGCAACACTATGGAGTGGGAACAAATACAGTAACTTCTGAAGAAGAAGAGTATTTGGATCCAGCTGAAAAGCAGTTCCGTAGTTTAGAGCAGAGAATCGCAGCTTTTGAACAACAGAAAGCTATGGATGAACTGCAAAGAACTATTGAATCTTTGCAAGGCAAATACGGAGATGACTTCAATGCAGATGAAGTTGTAGCCACCGCTTTAGCTAAAGGGTCTACCGATTTAGAGGCAGTCTTTAAACAGATTACCTTTGATAAGGTTTACTCTAAGGCTTCTGAGGCTCAGAAAAAACTGATGGATGAACAGTCCAGAGTTCAAGCTAAGCGTCAGGCAGCAGTTGTTACCGGTGGAGCAGCAGCAAAAGCACCAGTCATTCCCGCAAAAGCCGCACCTAAAACAGTATTTGAAGCCTTCCAAGAAGCCAAAAAGGTTCATGGGCTTTAAACCAAAACACTAAACATTATAAGGAGAAACTAAAATGACTTCACCAAACGTGCAGTCCGTAGATTACAATGCACTGTTTTCTACAACTCTACAAAACTACCAGCCAACGCTGGTTGACAACATCTTCAAGGACCTCGTTCTTTTGAACCACCTCAATGAAAGAGGAAGAGTAGTCGTTGAAGAGGGCGGTACTCAGATTGTTGAGCCAGTCCTTTACGAGGCTAACGGTACAGCTGCAGCTTATGCAGACTACACCCCAATCTCGTTGACACCACAAGATGGCATCACATCCGCAATTTACGACTGGAAGCAGATTGCTGCTTCTATCGCAATCAGCGGTATAGAGGAAGCCAAGAACCGTGGCACCGAGGCAATCATCAAGTTGCTCAATGCTAAGATTATGCAGGCAGAAATGTCAATCAAGAAGATTGTCAACGACTACCTCCTTAGCTCCAACGACGGTGTAACCAACCCACTTGAGTTCAACGGTATCGGCGGTTTCGCTGGTTCATTGAACACAGCAATTGGTGGCATCGATGCTGCAACTGAGTCTTGGTGGAACCCAACAATACCAGCAGGTATTCAGGGTGCAACACTCAGCCTTGTTAACATGGCAAACGTTTACAACAACGCTTCAAAGGGTAATGATGTTCCAGACCTCATCATCACCACTGAGCCATTGTTCAGCAAGTACGAGTCATTGCTCACAAACATCGTTCGTTACCAGGACGTTGCTAAGGCAAATGCTGGCTTTACCAACCTGATGTTCAAGCAGACCCCAGTCGTTTACGACTTGGCAATGCCTGGCAACCAGAGTTCCAATGCTTCGATGTACTTCTTGAACACCAAGTACCTCAAGCTTACTGGTATGAATGGTCACTGGTTCACCACCACTGACTTCCAGCAGGGTACAGTAAACGGATTGGATGCACGTTACGCTCTCGTAATGGCATACGGTCAGCTTACTTGCTCCAACCGTTCACGTCAGGGCTACTTGTCAGCTGACGCGTAATAATTTAATTAGCTTCGGCTAGTTAAACAGGTTTAGCTGGTGCTAAGAGTTGAAAAGTTGTCATCCTTCGGGCAACTCTCTTAGTGCCAGCTATTCCCTTTTTATATGAAAAATTTTGTACAATATATAGATACACAGATCCGAAGGATTAAAATATGAATAAAGACCATGCGCATAAAAGCCAAGCTTTAGCTGGAACTGAACCATACGGAACAGTTAATACTTTAAGAACTGGCATTGAAGTCCAGGCTATACTGCCTGCTCATATTAAAGGCAATACCGAACTAGCTCCTCCAAGTGGCATAGAGTATGTTCACCCGTATGATACTTGTCATTTTATGAGACCGTTAGAAAATGGTGACAGCGTAAGATGTGGTGCACCTAGAGCAAAAGGAACTGACTACTGCATCGGCCACCTAAAAAGAAAAGAAAAAGAAGAAGTTTCTACAGAATAGGAAGATAAATGGCACAACCAATTTCAACACTAACTACTGGTATCAACTCGTATTACATGATTCAGTTGATAGAAAACTTGTCCCAGTTAGATATTGGTTATGACCCAGAAATTGATGACATTGACCAAGACCTAGTGTTACAGTTTCTTAAAGAAGGATTCCAAAGAATTATTTCAAGCAATGCTAGATTGCCATGGTTTCAATCAACATGGTTTTTTTCAACGATAGGTAACCAGCAAAGTTACTACTATCCATTGAATCTTCTTACAACATTTTCGCCATACATTCCTACATTTCCAGAAGAAGAAGACCCAGACTCAGTTGCATACTCTCTTGAAGAAGTTAAAGAAGTAATCAGCGTTGTAAACAATACTGATATGGGCAATGAGCTTATCTACATTGACCACTTTAAAGCTGAATCAATTTGGGTTGGAGCAAACAATACTCCAAACATTCCAACATACTGGTCACTATGGGCCAATGAAATTTACCTGTGGCCAATACCAATTAACATTGACGGTGGATATCAGATGACTGTACGTGGATATCGTCAGCCATTTTATACATGGTTAACAACTTCGCTACAATCAACCAGTGAAGATTACGTAGATCTAGACAACGAAATGACCATGCTTTTAATAAACTTTGCACTTGCTCGTATCTTCCAATACAACGAAGATGCTGAGATGGCTAAGGTATACATGGACCACTTCAATGTTGGAATGTCAATGTATGTAGAGAATCTTACTTCACCAAACAGCAATCAGCCGATAATCATGAGTGGTGGTTTGCAGCTTAATGGTGCCGCAAACAGGGCATACAATTCCCCATACGGTACTGGTATACAAATATTAGGAAGTGGATCTAATCCATTAGGAAGAGCTTGGTAATAATCAGTGGCTGCAATTGATGTAACGCAGGTTGTTGACTTTACTGGTGGGATTAACTTTCGTGCTGACCAGTTTCAGTTAGCAAACAACGAATCACCAGGAATGCTCAATGTAGAAATTGACCCACGTGGTGGTGTGTTTTCCCGCGCCGGCTATCAAAAGAAAAATGCTACAGCAATATCATTTGATGGTGACTGGAAACCAAAAGGATTATACAACTATAAGTTTACCGGCAATCCACAAATCATGCTTACTACAGCATTTCAAGATGCTGCAACTCCAGTAGACGGTGCTATCTATTATTCTTCTGGTGGAAACTTTACTTATCTGGACTCTGCACTGAACACACATCTTGCAGTTAAGTCTTCTAATGGCGCCGGCATGACGCAGTGGGAACAAACCATGTACTTTGCACTCGGCAGAAGTGCAACACAAATGTATAAGTGGACAAATGGTGATACTTACGCTACAGCCCTTACAGCATCAGGGCCAACATGGCAGCCATATCAGTTGCCAGTTGGTGGTTATATGCCACGTGCAGAGCTAACAATTGCGCATGCTAACAAATTGTTTGTAGCAAATACTTATGAAAATGGAACTGCATATAAAAACAGATTGCGTTGGTCACACGAAAGCTCACCAGAAAACTGGTTCCAAGATGACTATATTGATATCATTGCAGGTGGTGAAGGAATCCGTGGACTACAGATAGTTGATGGACAGCTTTTAATATTTAAGCCTAAAGCAATTTATCTGCTTATGGGGTACGATGCAGATTCATTCCAACTTGTAGAGCTTACAACGGTTCTTGGCATTGACTATCCACAGCAAGCTACTGCTGGTAGTGGTGGAGTTTATTTCTTTGACTATCCAAATGGTTTATACTTCTATGACCGCAACGGTATACAAGACTTGTTTTCGCGCATAAGACCAATCATATTAAATAATGAAGTGAACTCAGCACATACGGATACAATCACTCTATCGTTTGTAAGAAACAGACTATGGGTTTCTATGCCCTATAGAAATAGCTTGCAGGGTTCCCCTCCTGACTACGCTTCTGTTAACTTTATCTTTGACCCAACCATTGGTGCCGGCGGTGCATACATGATGTTTCAAACTGCACCATGGTTTACAGATGATACTAGTCCTGCAATAGATGGATTTGGTTTAGTTTCTGGCTGTGATTGGCGCGATGAAAACGATAATCCATTTTATCTTTTAATAAGCCCATATGATGCATACCCGCATGTCATGGCAGTAGACGACTACAGCTACACATTAGATAATGCACCAGATACTTTTAGTGGTTTCTTTGGAACTTCTTATACAACTTCTTGGTTTGAAGATAAAGCTTATGTACAGTTAAAAACATTTATCCGTCCATACTATGTATTTAAAGAAGTCTCGCAACAAACAATATTAAGATTAAATGTTTATAGAAACTATAATGAAACAAATCAATATGGCGGAACACGTGCAATTACTTTATCCCCAATAAATTCTGGCAGCGTATATTCTCAAGATGGAAGTGGAGGAGTATATGTTCTTGGTCCACCAGAAGGGGTGACTCCAGATCCTTTACCAGCCAATGCAGGCATCTACGATGCAAATGTTGAGGGTGCAACTATTAAGAGAAAAGGTGTCAGTAGATTAGGAAAAGGTTATTCAATACAGTTAGAGTTTATTGGACCTGATGACTCAACTGACAATACCAACAACCCTGGTAGAAAATGGGGTCTAAACTCAATCGCATATAAATTTAAAAGAAGAAAGATTAGGAGTAACTAACAATGCCTACCCAATTTACAGTACCAAATACATTTTCGGTTGGCCAGCCAATCGTGTCTTCACAGCACAATGCTAACTGGCAAGAAATACAAACATTTGTTAATGAATTACAAGCTGGAACAAATCTTAACAACGGTGCAATCGGTAGTGCTGAGCTTGAAGACGGCGCAGTTACATCTAGCAAGATTGCCGCAAATATATCACTGAATCTACCAATCTTAGGAACAGCTTCAGCTACAACAATTAATGTTAGTGGTAATGTTGTTTATCATCTTGGAACGACCGCAACAATAACAAACTATACACTGCTTAATACAGACGATGGAAAGATAGTTGAGATAAGTTCCGCATCTGCAGTAAACTTAACTATTCCAACTGATGCAGCAATGGGTACTAATGCTACATTTGGTGGAAACGGTATTCCAACTGGCGGCCAAATAACTATCATTCAGACCGGTGGTGGACAAATCTCAGTTGTTGGAGCATCAGGTGTTATATTGCAATGCACACCACAAACGGTAGCCAATATTGGTAAGCTTCGTACGCAATGGTCAGCAGCAACTTTAATTAAAAGAGCTGTAAATACCTGGGTGCTTATCGGAGACTTGGCGGCCTAATGATTCCAGTAGGAGCACTTGATGGTGGAGACCAGCCTTCAGTACCTGGTACACCCACGGCCACAACTGGTCAGAACGCAAGTTCTACTATTACATTTACACCTTCTGCTTATATTGGTAAAGGAACTGTAACTTATGAAGTTACCTCAAGTCCAGGTGGATTAATTCGCACTGGAAACTCTCCACTTGAATTTACTGGACTAACAAATGGTGTTACTTATACATTTACAGTTAAAGCATTGACTAACTATGGTGTATATTCAGTTCCTACCGCAGCATCAACTGCAATTACACCAGTTCAACCGGCGCCACCAAACCCATGTGCAGGATGTCCAGCAGCAGGAACACTTCTTGGATCTGGATGTAACGGGACTACACTTTACTATGCTTATGCAGACGGTTGTTGTGGCGTAGGAAGCACAGTAATCATCGAGTATAATAGTCCTACATGTGGATATGTTCCGCCACCACCAGCCCCTGTGTATTGCGATACATGCCATTATCCACCAGCAGGACAAACAACATTTACATGTGGATGTGTTGAACTTCCTGGTGGATATAAGCAGCAAGTATTTATTAGAACATACTTTAGTCC